TGCTCGTCCGTGATCATCAACACGGCAGCCAAACCACTATCTGGGTTCTCAATAATTGCGACCCGCTTACTCTGATCCTGAGTCGCGCTGAACGTCATCGATATGTGGACGCCATAGTCAGAAATTAATGCGCCCATGAGAGCCGCGAAATGATGTTTCTCTACTGTAGCTGGTAAACACATCGCAGGGAATGGGATCATTTGTTTCACCATCCCTTCCGGTGGGCCACCAAACGCCACTAAAGGAAAAAGAATTAAGATAGAGAATATAAGTTTTTTCATGGTGCTGTAAACACCATTCTTATTTCTAAACCTAACGTACTAGTAGCAACCGCATCTACGTCTATCCTAATAACATCGGCAGTAGATACTCCGTTATTAGAACTAAGTACAGGAGCCGTTGCCGCAGTGCTTGAATCTTTTTCGCTAAGATCAATAGTAATAGGCGTAGACAACATATTATAACCTGTAGTTATATTATGTATTTGAACATTTGTAATACTTCCGCCACTTCCCACCGTATAAACATGAGCCTGTGCAGTATATAAATTCTTACCATTAAGTGTAGAAGGCACAACAAAATGGGTTATCCCATCTCCAGTAAATGGAGCAATTCCATCTGCAACACATTTTATTACTACAGTTCTTTGTGCGAAAGTTTCTACATTTTTAGGTAGAATTGATCTTGTAGTTCCTGTTGAATTATCATAGAAAGAAAACTTATCAGTAGTTTCATCTATTGTAATATTAGTAGTAAGATTCGGTATGACTTCTTGTTTATTATTATCGATACTAGTAAGGTTTGAATCCATCTCACCAAATGTGAGCGGAGAACCTTTTACTTCTCTAAGAGTTAAAGTCGTAGCCATAGTTAATCATCCACTGTGTAGCCAGCAGTCCAGTAATAGTTTTGGACATAAGGCAGCGGTCCATAGGGAAAAGCGCGAGGCTGTGGTTCGTAAAACTTTCGACCATCTATCATTCTATAGGCAACACGACGAGGAGCATAATCTCTCCTTCCTATTCTTCGTATTCTTCTAGCCATTAATATGCCGCCTCTATTGCAGGTTCTAGAACACGTCCAGTTCTGGTGCGGGGCGGTATCGGGTCCATATCATATATACGAGATAGCGCATCTAGAAAATCTGGATGTATTGTAGGAAATAAACTGTATTCATTATCCTTCATCCACTTAGTAAGGTCATATGTTTTTCTATTTTCGTCTATACATATAATCTTTTTAGATATGAGGAAGGCTTGATTCCTATCTTTAAAATCTATTTGGTTAGAAGTTAAAAACTTCTCATCTGTTGGATAAGGAAAGTAAAACGAACCATCTTTTAAGTCTGGCTCTAATCTTTGTATTCTATCTTTCTTTGATTGGGAGCCACCGCCACCAACCCAGTTTAATTCATAAATAGGAAAACTGCTTCCATCAGAAGACATCATCGCTTTATAATGATCTATGTCAGATTGTGCGCCATATCTTTCATAGCCTACTTTTACTTCTCGAACACCCGGCGCTCTCTTCCACTTTGTTCTTAGTCTTTTTAGATAAACCCATTTCTCAGAAAGAGTCATCCGGTGACAGCACCCATCGAGAAGAAACTTATTAAAGTTTGCGTCAACCCCAACAACAGCCATTGCTGTTCTATTAGATTCTTTCTTTTTAGAATGGGCTGGATCAACCATAATATATACGTTGACCACATACGGGCGAACCTCATACTCAGTCCACCACTCATCCTTAAATGAAACATCACTGCCAGCTATGGGGTTCAGTAACTGCTGACAAGCTACCGTATAAGTTGAGGTAGTCTTTTTAATCTCTTCCCAGCGCTTTGGTTGAAGAAACACTGGCTCTCCATCCATCTGACCATTGTAAGTAGCTGGATGTACTCTAGGCTTTACCGCCGCCCTTTGAAGTATTGTACCATACGTGTCACCATAAGAATACCTTGTTCCAGCATATTGGTAACGAGGATCATGAGTTGACCCCAAGTTTAGAGATAACTCCCATTGGGTTGTAGTCTTCTTAATCTGCTCTGGGGTGGATACCGCATCCTGAACCACTACATCATCATAAACAATAAGGGAAAAATGTCGTCCAGTAGGCTGACCGTCGACAAGTCCGTGAGCTTCCACTGTTTGCTCTTTAGGATTAGATTGACGCTTGACACATATGCCCTCATTCTCAGCCCACTTAGGCGCTTGCTGTTTGGGCTTCTCGTACAGTATATCTGGAAATAAACTTTGCAACCTCTCATTGCCTTCAAACTCCTGCATAATCTGACGCAGGAACGGCTTGGCCTGACGAGCCGAATAAGAAAGAATTCCTATCGTAATGTCAGGATTACACAATACTTCCTGTACGCATCCTAAAAAAGTAATTATGGACGATTTATAATGGAACCGCGCCCAAAGGTCGAGGTGACTATCTTTGGCTCCTTCGACTTCTCTGCATCTATCGTATATCCACGGATGTAACATATCATGCCGATTACATATAAACACACCAAGGTAATAACGATCACACTGAGCGAGAGTCCGAATAAAAGAATCATCGATATTAGAATCACGGTGACATTCAGCATAGGCTTCAACCGCTTCCTCATACGAGACAGTTTGGAGATGCTCTGCAAGTCTAATCGCCGCTTTCGCACTATCATTATCTACTAGAACGCTTTCCGCGATCATGTCTTGCATATTCTTTTGATACCCTTATTGGTGGACATTTACCTTTAGCTTTCTTGCGTCCTTTGGGAGTGGCGCACATAGCCATAAATCTAGCCTGTTTCTTTGTTTTGCTAGGCATAAGGAGTAAACTTACGCTTTTCCTTGCTTCCGAATTGCGCCCAGTGCTGTTTAGCCTTCCCTACATCAGTTCCAAAAGCTTTCATAAGATCAGGATTGCTAGTTAAATATTTATCCCAATTTGGAGTTGGCTTTGTTTCATTCACCGGCGTACCAACGCTATCACTAGGTGGAGGACCAACGGGCGAAAGTTTTCTTCCTTCCTTTTTGCCATGCCTCTCATAATGAAGTTTTCCCCAAGATTTAATATCTCCTTTACCACCTTTACTTTTATGCTTCTTATAAGCCTCCATTAAATCCGGATACTTCATCACGTATTCCTGAAATCCTCCCCCCGGTTTCCACTCAGGGATAGTAGGATAATCATAAATAGGCTTATCTGGATATTTCTGTGGAGGACCATCTATCGGTATGCCAATGTTATCATCGGGTGGAAATGGTTGCCATTGCGGAGGACGAGTATCTATCGGCATAGGAGGACCGCCTTGACCACTAACCCATCCCGGAGGGGCTTGCCAACCACCATTAGGTGCTGTCCATGTTTCTCCTGTAGCTGGATTTCTCCACTCAACTAAAGCCATTGTTGCTGGTCCGGGTTTTTGCGTAAATCCGGGCGGTGGCTTTCCATACCAAGGCTCTCCTCCACCGATTGGTGAAGGGCCATAAGGGTCCCCTCCGGGTGGAGGACCACCGGGTGGAAATGGAGCGATCTCTGCGCCGGGATCACCGGGCAATCCTATACTTGGCATTGCACCCGGAGTAGAACCATCTGGTTGTGGGAATCTCCATTGACCAGTCATTTCATCCCAATACATACCCGGTTGAGGTGGCCCCATCTTCTGTTCTCCTCCCGGCTGTGCTTTAACATCGACAGCACCTGCCGCCATTGCCTCCGCAACAGAGGAAAAAGGTTTCCATTGTCCGTTAACTAGCCCGTATACCATGCTCTTCTCCTAGCCTATAACTGCGCCGGACTTCAATGTTATTTTTCCAGCACCTATAAGCTGTCTATGCCTACCAGCTACTGCATTTCTCTGTTTTATGTATGCTTTCCAAGCTGTATCACTTTTTGGCTTTACAACCTTTCCAGCCGCATCTCGTTTAATACCATGCTTTTTCTCAGCAGCAGACATATGAGTCTGTCGCCATGTCTTAGCATGTTCTCGTGCCTGACCCGTTTTGAACTTTCCGCGAATATCTTTTACAGCACCCTTGAATGCTGATGGATTATATACTGAAGGATCAACAGTGCTTGTGCTAGTGCTTATGGCTTTGCCCGGAGTTGTTCCATCGGGCGCTGGCATTCTCCACTTTCCAGTTCTTGTATCTAAATATGCACCAGCAGTATCTTTGGTTACAGTTGAAGGAGCCACAAAGTCGTGTTTACCACGATGAGTAAATGCCTGTAGTTTTACATGAACATCTTTATCATAGGAGCCGGGTTTCTTTGCTTCCATGAACTGCTTTATTCTGCCAAATAGACCACCCTTCGCCCATGATTTAATCTTCTCTAGATCAGCCGCATCAGTTATCCCTCTATTAGCCCAGTCAAATTCAAATTGACCACCATAATGTGGACCCTCTTGATCTCGCTCTTGTATCATGCGTTTGTGAGTGTCTGTATCCCAAGTACCTCCTGACTGATTAAAAGCCTGTCTCGCTCTTCCCATCATTCCTGCATCTGCATATCTTTTTGCAAGATTCAATAGGTCTTGGTCTAAATTATCCCAAGAGTTATCGTAGTCTATAATTGTTCTTTCGCCAATTATCTCCGCTTCATCACCACCACCACCTATGGGAGTTGAAGTACCCGGTGGAACCGTTTCAGTTTCACCAGACCTAATAATAGGATTAAGAGGGGGAGTAAATAAAGCATCGCCAGTTACGCCAGCAGCAGGAAGTATAGTTTCAGGAAGAACACCACCCTCTAGATTCCATCCAAGTGATGTATCTATATTAACACCAGTAGGTTTTTCGGACCTAAGACTCTGCATGTTACCACTATATTTTTCAACAGCGGCACGAGCGGCGGCTGGATTAGGAAAAGAATACCACTTCCCTTGAATGTAGGCAAATGTTATTACCTGTGCTGTATAATCATTTGTTGCCATAGCATCACCCGCTTAATCCTTGTTCATAGTAATTCCAAAAAGCATCTTCGTCCATAACCAATTTCCATAATTCATTACCGCTTAAGGGACCAAAGATTTCTGGATGTTTTTTTGCAAACCCCATAAGACCCCAGAAACCACCAGTAACTTTTTCTCTTTCTCTATCTGATTGAGTTTTTGTTACTACGGGTCCGGGTTCAGCACCAATTCTTGCTCCAGTAATTCTATTCCCATATTTATCATAAAGAGTCTCTTGCATCTCTTTAAGAAGTTCTTGCCCAGTCTTCTTACTGTATATTCCTTTATTGATTAAGCCGCCTTCAACAGCTTTTCCTAACTTTCCAACCCATGCTCCGGGGATAGCCATTGAACCCCAACCAATTGCTTTAGAAAGACCTGAAGACTTTGTCGTAAAAGATCGAGCTTTGTTTGTATAGTTGCTTTCGAAATCATTCTTCAACCTAGCGGCATGAGCAACCTCTTTATTAAAATGCGCTTTCCAACCACCGCCATGTTTTGTAACTAAAGATTTCCAATCATTGTTAAGTCGTTCCTGAGTGGTCAGGATACTCTTCTGTATCTCAAGATGGGCTTTCCTGTTTGCTAATTTAGCTAAATCTTTTTCATCCTTTACTTCCTTCTTTTGGGTCTTAGTTTTTTCTTTATCATCTACATCACTACCGTAATCAGCCTCATAGGCTCGCATT